CGACTTTTGTAACGTGGCAACTCAGAGACGTTCATCAGCCGGTGTATACGGGGCCGCAGTCGGTGAAGGGTATAGATCGACCGGTGTTTCAGGCTACAGTGTTTGCTCAGTTGATGGCGAATTGTTTCAGTAAGGCTCAGCAGATTGTCGATGCCTTACACGGTTATCAAGGTACTTTTGGTGGTCTCTTTTTTGTGTCAAAGGTCGATGTTGATTGGCTCTTTCACACCTACGACAATGACAGTAAATTAAATCAAATCGTTCTTGATTGCACTTTAGACATTCCTGCGTGAGGTGAAAAATGGCTCTTCCTAATAAAGTTTTACCCGGCTTTAGCGCCTCGCTCTATTGCCAACCGACTGCAACCCCAACCCCGTTAACGACTGCAAACCTTTCTGTGGTTGCAAGCGTTTCGGCTATTGCTGTCTCAGCTAATCTTGTTCCTGTCGAAGCGATACCTGCTTTTGGGCAAGATGATGCGGTGGCTAACTTCTCGGTCGCTGGTTCGCGTCAATCTGACAAGATCCCCGTTCAGTCTGCACCTACAAGCATGACGGTGGTAGCGGCGTGGAATCCTGCCGACACTAACCTTCTTTTGCTTCGCGGCGATGCGTACAACGGCACGATTGATCGCACGTTTGTTATCGCAGCAACGGATGGCACAAACATCGTTTACTACGCTTTCAACGGACGTGTAAGCCAGTGGACGGTTGATCCTGCTCCCGGTGCTGAAGCTAAGGTGACATTCACCATTCATCCGAGGGGTAATCAATATGGCTGGTCAAACAATGTCTGATTTTCTTGAGGGCATGAAGGGATACCACGGCGATCTCCACCAGTACGCTAAAGGCCATCCCTTTACCCTTCAAGAGGTGGATGCCGCCTTACAGGAAGCCGAAGCCGATGAAGCTGTTTGTCTCAACGTGATGAGGCAATATGCAGCGAGCGAGTGACGATTTACTGAGCTATCTAATTACTCAGGCTCAAACCGGTGCTAAGAACTGGTTTGGGTATCCACAACAACGGCTCATCAACATTTCGCTGTGCCATCAGATTGCAGCTAATCACGCGGACTGCATGTCACCGGATGAAATAGTTGATTACGTCCTGAAACTAAACGATCAGATCTTCAAGCGCATCGTCACCAATGCCAACGATAGAGGTTAAAGGTCTAAAAGAATTTGAGAGAGTTCTTTTAGATCTACAAGAGGAATTTGGCACAACAAAAGCCAAACGAGCTCTTATACCGGCTCTCAGAGAAGCTATGGAGGCAGCCAAAACAAAAATTAAGGCTGGCGCACCCGTAGATACCGGGAAACTGAAGATCAAGATCAGAAAGGGCGCAAAGGTTGCCACTGGCAAAGATAAAAAGCGCAAGTATCTTTCGCCCAATACCGTTGCGTTCGGTTATGTCGATGTTGGTGTTAATTACAAGGATGAGAAAGGCGAATATAGACCCGCAGCAGAGGCTATGGAATACGGCACTGCAAAAACACCGGGCAAGCCTTTTATCAGGAATAACTTTCAATCTGCCGTTCCACAAGTTCTAGCGTCGCTTGCGGAGCGTCTCGGTAAAAATTTAGACGCGTGGGCATCAAAACAAAGGTCAAAGACAAAATGAAATTACAAGAAAGATTGGGTGGTTTTCAGCGGCAAAAATATCGACAGATCAAGTTTGGCGATCAAAATCTTGAGGTCTATTTGCCGACCAGAAACGAGATGAAAAACTTGATGGACAAGCTCAAGAAGCCTCCTCAAGAACTTATCGACGGCGAATATAAAACGCTTATAGATTCGCTGTGGCAGTTTTGCAGCCCCACTGATGATGGCATAGAAGTATTGGAAAATGACGTTAAGGTGCAGGGCGTGAGCATGAAGTCAACAGCAAGATTCACGGCCATCAAAAAGATGCGTGAAATTGCGATGATTTCTCTAGTCGGATTCAAGGAAGGCGACGATTTGTTTGCCCTTTCTTACGAGGACATCGCAGACACGCTATCCGAGGTTGAGATAACGGAGCTTGTGAAATCCATTGAGTCTGTTGTCAATCCTGATTACGAGACAACGAAAAAAAACTGACAGGGTCGCTATATCACCAGATAAGGGCTGCGGCAATCTTTAACGGTCAAAGCCCGGAAGTATTTGATAGTCTTGATGTAGCGACCGTTCAAGCATTAGAATTGATGTGGCGCGACGGATTGATCGGTGGAAGGCAAAACCTGATCTTTATGTCGCATCTGATGTCGTTGGTTTATAACTTTGCTGCTTCGTGGTCAAAAGGAGCGAAAACATCTAAGCCGACCGAGTTCTTCCCGCATTTGGAGGAATACTTTATCCCTCCAGAAAACATGACAAGACAAGAGCGTGACTTTTTAACGTTCACCACTTTGCCGGGATTCAAGGCAGAGTATCTGGAAATACTAGGGGGAAATCGTGGCCGGTAAGATGATTGCAGCGCTGCAAGTTGGTCTAGGACTTGAAAGCGCAGAGTTTAAGAAAAATGCCGACGAAGCCAAACGTAAAGCTCAAGAGCTCGGCCAATCATTTAAGAATATCGAGCAGCAGACTAAAGGCTACGATGACTCGCTGAAAAGCGCGGGTAATTCTCAGAAACAGTTTGCCGATCAAGCAAGAAATATAGGCTATCAGGTTCAAGACTTTGCGGTGCAAGTTGGATCTGGACAAAGCGCACTTACTGCACTGGGACAACAGCTTCCACAATTACTTTCTGGCTTTGGTCTAGTCGGTGTCATCTTAGGGACGTTGGCTGCGGTTGCCATCCCTGCATTCAAGGCGGCGCTTGTTGCGATGGGTGTCGAGCTGAGATCGCTTCAGCAGATCCTTGAGGATGTAGATAACGCTGGAAAAGCGTTTACGGACATGAACGACAAAGCTGGAATGTCGTTGAAAGAGCTGTCCGAGATCTACAACGAGGATGCAGCACCAGCCCTGCAAAAGCTCTACGAGCAGATGCGGAATTTATCGGGCATGAAGTTTGGCGACGAGATCAAATCGTCCGCTAAAGCTCTAGGCGACGAATACAACAAATTCTTTTTCGGTCTTATTCCTAAGACGGCAGGATGGGCTGCAAGCTCTTTAGCAAAAGATCTAAACGTTGCTGAGGATGAGGCTGGAAGACTTTTAAACACGCTGAAGGGGCTTGAATCTGGTTCGGCTTCTATACAGAGCGTCAGGAACTATGTAACGGGCTTGCAGATTGATTTAAGCAAGGCTACGGACGAAGGAAGAAAGTGGTTCACACAGTTTATGGGCTTTTACACAAAAGCCACGGAAGCCACAGAGAAACTAACTTCAGCGCAAAGCAGTGCAATTAGAGAGGGTCGGAAAAACATTGAGTCTGCTGGTAAAGCCGCGCAAAGCTATTTAGAGAACCTAAACAAAGAGATTCGCCGTCTTGTTGAAGGCGAGGAAATGTCCTCAATGTTTGAGGCTAGAAAAGCCGCAGGCGAAGCTGGCGTTAAGAAGATGACCATCTTGATTTCGCTGAAGCTAGATAAATCAACCAGCGACACGATGGAGAATGTTTTTGACAAGATCAGAACCGAGACCGAAAAAGCGATGGGCGCTGACCGTAAGGAACTGGTCAAAGACTTTGTCGACGAAGTCTCTAGCGCAGGAAAGAAACTGGCAAAGGATGCTGATGAATGGGCGTATTGGAGAAAGCAAGTAGATGGTGCGCTTTCACCATTACAGATTCTTGAGAATCGAGTGCAGAGTCTTGATGAGGCGTTTGAAAAAGGATTTGTTAACGCTAAAGAGTATTACATGATCTTAGGTAAAGCATTTGAGGATTACAACAAGAGCATGAAGCCTGCAAAAACCGAAATGGAACTCATGCTTGAGGATCTTCGGGATGGGTTCAAGAGCTTAGGCGCTGAGATTGTTGGTGCGTTTGGTTCTGGCCGTAAGGCAACTGATGCGTTTAAGAATGTGCTTTCTAGTCTGTTGCAAAAATTCGCCTCACGATCACTCAATAATTTGTTTGACGCAATCTTTCCTAAATCAGATGCTAGCGCGGGTATGTTGAGCAGTTTTTTCAATATGTTTCGAGCAAATGGAGGCCCTGTAACATCTGGAGAGCCTTATATCGTAGGGGAAAAAGGCCCTGAGCTTTTTGTTCCTAGAGCAAGCGGAACAATCGTTCCTAACGGCATGATGGCTCAAGCTGGCTCAACGGTTGTCAACTACAACATTCAAGCTATCGACGTAAAGTCTTTTGAGGATCGGCTTTTAGGCAGTTCTAAGGCTGTGTGGGCGGCGAATCAATACGCCAACAAATCATTAAGCGTCCGAGGTAGAACATGAGCTTCCAGACCATTCTAGACATTTCGCAAAGCATCACGGTTAATAACCGAAGGATGGTTGGGCAGCAATACTCACGCTCTGGACAAGTTAGAACGGCTCTGTATGTCACAGCAGTTCCGTGGGTGTTTACAGTCAAGCCTCACTCTTATCTGTACTACCCTCAAGTAAGAGATGTTATCCAGACGATTGATAACTTAGACCGACAAACCGCAGCGAACATCACGTTCAACACTACAACGCTTCAATGGTTCACCGAGTACAAAGGTGGTCTCACTTCAGGACAAGCCTCGGCGTTAACGCTTGCGAGCGTTCCTGCTCCTAACGCGACAACGATCTCAGTCGGCAATCTTCCTGCGGTTGCATCCTCGACAGTTGTATTCGCTG